GGGGTCGACCGACAGCAGCAATGCTGGGTGGTTTGGAAAACCACACCAAATTAAGCTTCAGGTGCAGTGTCTTCTGGAGCTATCTCGCGAAAGGTACCATTACTTATGAGTCAGACTGGTCTTCGCCGTCGAGTGAAGTTTGAGGTATCGACCCCTAAATCGGGATCGAGCCGTAAAGTTGGTGAATGGTTCAAACTGGTTGGTAATTCTTGGATAAAGACTACCAATCAGAATGTTACTAACACCACTACTTACACCTCTGTTAAGGCAACTTTGGATCAACTAAATCCTGGTCCACCTTATAAAACAGGGGGTCCCTTCACTTCGGTCGAATCGAAGATTCTTCCGGTTCCGATCGTTGGACATGGAGTATACGATTCGCGCGACACCTTTAATAATGGTGACGGTGCGTTTCGGCGGCGTTATGCCGGAGGTTTCTCAGAACCCAATTTTGGGGGCTGGGACTTCACTACTTCTCAAATCAAGGATCTTAATTTCTTGTTAGGATCCTCGATTGTCCTTCCGACCGACTCATTTTACTCCCTGGTGAAGCCAAGGCTTCAACCAAAGATAAATAAAGGTGATCTCGCACAGTTCCTTATTGAACTTAAGGATACTCCGCGGATGCTGTCTACCACTGCCTTTGACTTTAAAGCCATTTGGCTTGGCATGACACGTATATCGAATAGGAGAAATCTCCTACTTCCGTATATGGACGATAAACACGTCGCTGATACCTTTATTAACCACCAATTTGGGTGGCGACCTTTTGTTCAAGACGTAATCAACCTTTTGGATGCTTACGTTAATTCCAAAACGTACCTTGATGATATTACTTCAAGGAACGGTAAATGGGAACATCGGTCGGGAGTAATCAAAAAGGAGGAGATCGATAATGAGGTAATATTGAGTAAAGGTAGCGGTATGCTTATTCAGCCTACAGCATCTCCTTTATTCTTATCTACCGTCAATACCGAATCACCGAATGCGATTTCAAATGAGATTTCACTCCGAGATAGTATCAAAGTGTGGGCCTCAGGCGAATTCACATTCTATCATCCGGAATTTGATATTTCGCGCCAGGATTTTGCATCAAATGCGATGCTAATACGTAGACATTTGTCTGCGTATGGTGCGATGATCAATCCGTATGTCCTCTGGAAAGTAATGCCTTGGTCGTGGCTTATTGATTGGTTCTCATCTGTTGGTCACTTTATTAAAGGGATCAATGATGAGATCTTCGATAATGTCGCGTCCAAGAACCTGTTTCTGATGCACAGCCGAGTTCGACGTATTGTTATTCGACAAAACATCAACTTTTGGATCGGTGCACGCACGTTTGAATTCTATCGTGAGATAAGAGTCAAACAGCGGAACAGAGCAGTTACACCTTTCGGATTTGGTCTAAAGTGGGAGGATTTATCTCCTACTCAATTAGCTATTCTGACTGCTCTCGGCATAAGCCGAAATCAGGCAGCATGGCGCTAACTGCGTGTTAAGAGATTTCCACTCTAGCGAAGTGGGGTCTACAAACGTGGTTATAACCCGCTAAAACTTTAGAGGTCAACCATGTCGTTTGGAGAACCAATCACCATTACTGTTAATGGCGTGGGCCTGTCGTTCGCAAAACGCGAAACGTCGGGCACATCATCTAAGTGGTCTACGGCGGATAACCTATGGGAGTTAATCATTTCTCACCAAATAATTGGCGAGAATCGGGTTCGCTCCATGGCCCGCCTTAACCAAAGGAAAATTGTCACAGATCCGGTCGATTCGACCAATGACTGGGACACATCTTCCACTTGGCTCGTTCAAGAGAGGCCGGAATTCGGCTTTTCCACGACCGAGCTCAAGAATCAAGTCACAGGTTTCACAACCTGGGACGTCCTTAGTGCCACACAGGATAAGATCCTGAATCGCGAAAGCTAATCAGGGAGGATTTCATGCTGAAACAACAACTAAAAAACTTGTCGTCGCAGCTTCTCATGCAAGCGCTTGCCGAGATCGGAACAATACTTTTGTCCCGACAACCGGAACCGCCGGCTCCACAACCTAGGCGTAAGCCTAAGATTGTGAAGAAAGAGAAGGTCTCCTCTGAGAGTATGAATTAATTACTCTCAATCCCCTTGTCAGTAGTGGTGACCAATCTTTGATTGGTCCAGACGAACGTGGCTTGAAGTCGACCTCCAATTAAGGAGGCAGCTTGAAAAGCAACGTAAGTGACTGTCTGAAGTTGATGAAATGCATCTTAATAGATGCATACTCATCGTGCTCTGCTGATGTCTCTGATTTACGTGACTTTATGACAATAAAGGCACGTGTCAAAGATGAGGGGATATCTTTTCTATCGATAACCCTGCCCGATTTTTGCCGGGACTTCGAAAGAAGCCTAGCTATCGGACGTATTGACTCAACATTCTTTCGTTGTTTTCGGAAGAATGGGTCAATCCCTGTATTTTTACAAGGTATGACCAGTCAAATCTTTGACATAGAGACAGGAAGGATGTATGAAACATATTTTACTGCTCCATCTTCTATCGCTCCTCTTGTTGATGCCATTAGGCAAATTTGCCTGGCCTTCAAGAAGGTATCGATCGACTGTACTCCCGAAAGGGTGTCCAGCGCGATGGCTAAGTATGTCTCACTTGAGGCTACCTTTGATGAGTCATTTATCTCCGAAGAAGCGCGTGGCCGTTTCAGCCACGTTGCTTTTGTACTCTGGAGTGATATGCTACGGACTTTACATCCTAGCATGTTTACTCCTCAGCACGGTCCCGGAGCCACCGCCGAACGTATTTCCGGTAACGGTAAATACAATTGGCAGTTTTGGCACGAACGTCTCGAGCCTTACTTTCCTATAGTTGGCAACGGATATTCAATTTCCGCTGACAGCGAGAGGATGCTCGAAAATGTAACGTTCTTGTCGGAGGAATCAGAACTTCCTGTTAGGGTTGTTGCTGTTCCTAAGACTCAAAAAAGTCCCCGTATTATCGCTATAGAGCCTTGCTGCATGCAGTTTGCGCAGCAGGGGATTCAACGCATCTTAGTAGATGCGATTGAATCTAGTTGGTCAGCCTCTGGTTCAGTAAATTTCTCTGATCAGAGCATAAACCACAACCTGGCGATAACTGGTTCGAGAGATGGTCGATTAGTAACGATTGACCTGTCAGATGCAAGTGATAGAGTTCCTCTTTCTCTTGCAATGACGATGTTTGAATCGAATATGGATATCCATGATTCAATTCTTGCATGTCGCTCGACCAGTGCGCGACTTCCTGATGGGAGCATTGTTAGTCCCCTCAAGAAGTTTGCGTCAATGGGTAGTGCCCTCTGTTTCCCTGTAGAGTCCATGTACTTCTACACGATATGTGTAGGGACAATACTTAAGGAAATGGACCTTCCTGTGACTAGACGCTCTATCCTGAGGATAAAACATCTAGTCCGCATCTATGGTGACGATATTATCGTCCCAAAGATGCATGCAGATGCTGTTCTTGCTGACTTGCAGAAGTACAGCTGTAAAGTCAACCACAACAAAACTTTCGTTACTGGAAAGTTCCGAGAGTCTTGTGGAGCTGACGCGTATGGAGGTGTAGAGGTTACTCCTGTATATCTTCGTTCGTTGCAGCCTAAGAACAGGCAGCAAGCGTCTGAAC